GTCTTCAAAGCGTATCTGGTAATCAAATGCGTCAAGCAAGAAGATCTCTTAATATATTATTTCAGGAATGGGGTAATAGAGGTCTACACTATTGGCAAATTGGAAATAACTCAATTACCCTAGTTGATGGTCAAGCAGTATATACAATGTTTAGATCTTCATCAGATGGAACGTCCGATGCTACCGCTGTCTTTGGTGTTGATGATGTTTTAGAGGCAGTATATAGAAACGCATCAAATGTAGATGTGCCTCTTACAAAAATAAATAGATCAACTTATCAAGGTTTATCTAATAAAACTTCTAAAGGTCAACCATCACAATATTACGTACAAAGATTTATTGATAAGGTTACTATCACTTTATACTTAACACCAGGTTCAACAGAAGCCGGTAATACAATAAACTATTATTTTGTAAAAAGAATACAAGATATAGGTGATTATACTAATGCAACAGATGTTCCATATAGATTTGTTCCTTGTATGGTGTCTGGATTAGCATTTTACTTATCACAAAAATTTAAACCTGAGCTATCACAACAAATGAAATTATACTACGAAGACGAATTACAAAGAGCTTTAGCGGAAGATGGTTCATCTTCAAGTTCTTTCATAACCCCAAAAACTTATTATCCAAATGTCTAATTTTGCAAAAGGTAAACACGCTAAATTTATATCTGATAGATCAGGTATGGCATTTCCATATAAAGAAATGGTTAAAGAGTGGAATGGTTCAAGAGTTCACGTATCAGAATTTGAACCTAAACAGCCACAATTAGAACCAAGAGCACACGGAGCTGATCCTGAGGGTTTACAGCACGCAAAACCTGACAGAACAGAACCAGCTACAGAAAATTTGTTACCAGGGAACCCATTTAATATTACTTCAGGAAGTCAAACGATTACAGTAACAGAGCCAAGTCACGGTAGAACAACTGGCAATACAGTGGTTTTTAGAAACGTAAATGGATCACCAGGAGGAGTAGCATTTACAGTGTTTGAAAATTCTTCAGGATTTAGTATAACAGTAACAGGAACAGATAATTATACGTTTACACTAGGGTCAACTCCTAGCGTGACAGAAACAGCAGGAGGAATGTTTGTAACGGCAGGACCGGTAACATTAACACCATAATGGCAGGAATAAGTTATAGCACATTAATTACACAGATTAGAAATTACACAGAAGTAGATTCTAATGTTTTAACTACTGACCAATTAGAAAATATTATTTTAAATGCGCAGTATAGAATTATGCGTGATGTCCCTATCGACGCTGATAGAAAACAACAAACAGGTAATTTAGTTACGGGACAAGAAACGATAAATGCTCCAGGAGGGGCTTTGTTTATTAGAGCAGTACAAGTTTATGATTCTACGTCTGCTACCACAGGAGCAAACGTATTTTTACAGAAAAAAGATGTTACATATTTACAAGAATATATTTCATCTACGGAATCAGCAAAAAGAGGGCAACCTAAATATTATGCTATGTTTGGAGGTGCTACTGGAGACGGTGATACTAATTCTGGAAGAATGATGTTTGCACCCGTCCCGGACACAACATATAAATTTAGAGTGCATTACAACAAAATGCCAACCACTTTAGCGTCTGATAATCAAAGTAACTATATCAGTCTAAACTTCCCAAATGGCTTATTATACTGCTGTTTGGCAGAGACTTATGCCTTCTTAAAAGGCCCAGCAGATATGTTGACACTTTATGAAAATAAGTATAAACAAGAAGTAGATAAATTTGGTGTAGAGCAAATCGGCAGAAGAAGACGAGATGACTACACAGATGGAGCTGTTAGAATAACAATACCATCAACAACACCTTAAGGAGTTTTATTATGGCAATAACATCGGCAATTTGTACAAGTTTTAAAGTAGAGCTTTTAAAAGGAGTTCACAATTTTACAGCAACAACAGGTAATACTTTTAAGATTGCCTTGTACACTAGCTCTGCAACTCTAGGTGCGAGCACGACAGCTTTTTCATCTTCAAACGAAATTACCAATACCTCTGGAACAGCTTACACTTCTGGTGGTGCAACATTAACAAGCGTAACTCCAACGACTTCTGGAACAACTGCGGTTTGTGATTTTGCAGATGTAAGTTACACAGACGCAACGTTTACAGCAAACGGTTGTTTAATTTACAACGATACAGCAACAGGTGATCCAGCGTGTGCGGTAGTTGCTTTTGGTGGAGACAAAACAGTAACAGCTGGAACTTTCACAATTCAATTCCCAACAGCAGACGCTACAAACGCGATCATTAGATTAGCATAGGGAGGTAGGAACGGATGTCCGTTACTAGAACCTTTACAGTAACGGTGGTTGGAGGCAATCCTGCGAATCACCCTTATCATAATTTTGGTTCATCTAATAAATACGCTATTGATGGTTCAACAGCTACAGCGGATGTAACTTTATACATTGCTGAAGCTGGAGTTTATAGATTCGACCAATCGGATAGTTCAAATGATGGTCACCCGTTAAGATTTTCTGCAACAGCAAATGGAACGCACGGTGGAGGCAGTGAGTATACCACTGGCGTAACAACTAACGGCACACCAGGTAATTCTGGAGCGTACACTCAAATAGAAGTAGCTGCTGATGCACCAACTTTATATTATTATTGTCAAGTTCACTCAGGTATGGGTTGGACTGCTAATACTCCAACTTCTAATACGTGGGGATTATTAAGTTGGGGAGCTAATACTTGGGAAAGCAACACAGTAGCACAATCTTTAACTTCTCCAGGTGCAATAACTTCTGCCGTTGGTGATGTAGCAGCTTTCCCGCTACAAGGATGGGGATCAGATTCGTGGGGAGATGAAGGTTGGGGAGAATCATCTTTCTCTTTTGAATTAACTGCTCCAGATGCAGTAACTTTAAATGTTAGTGTTGGTTCAACTTTTGGTGATGGTAGTTGGGGCGAAGAACAAGGTTGGGGTCAATTTGTTATAAACCCTGCAGATGTTGTGGGATTAACAGGTGTTTCATCAACGTCGTCTGTTGGATCAGTAACAATGATTGGTGATGCAGAGTTTTCTATTTCAGGAGTTAGCGCAACTTCATCTGTTGGATCAATAACACCAGCCGATGTAATGGGATTAACAGGAATTGCATCAACCTCTGCAGTTGGTGCTCTTACACCTGCTGACGTTGTTGGAATTAGTGGAGTCTCAGCAACTGCTTCATCTGGTTCAATAACTATTAATTCAAGTCCTGTCGTGGTTCCAACCGGACAGTCTGCAACCGCATCAGTAGGAAGTATAGATCCATTGGCGATTGTTCAAGGACTAACAGGACTAGCTATGACTTCTGCTGTAGGAAGCACAACAGTTGATCAAATAGCATTAGGTTTAACGGGACAGTCTGCAACAGTATCCGTAGCCGCATTTGGCACTGCTTCTGGCTTTGGAATTCAAGCTTATTCTGATGTTGACACTGGCTCAAATTCTTCGTATACAAATGTTGCAACAGGATCAAATACAAGTTATACTGACGCTGCATAATAGGAGATAAAATATGGCATCTACGTTTACACCCTTAGGTATTGAACTCCAGGCAACTGGTGAAAATGCCGGAACGTGGGGAACTAAAACTAATACAAATTTACAAATTTTTGAACAAATTGTTGGTGGATTTACACAACAATCAATAGCTGGCGGTGCACAAACTACAGCTTTATCTGTTTCTGATGGATCAACTGGAGCAACTTTATCTCACAGAATGATTGAGTTTACAGGTACAATTTCAGGAAATCAGATTGTAACTATTCCAAATGATGTACAAACTTTTTACTATTTAAGAAATTCAACATCAGGTTCACACACAGTACAATTTAAATACGCTACAGGGTCTGGTGATTCGTTTACTTTCGCAACAACAGACAAAGGTGATGCCGTTGTATTTGCAACTGCAAACGATGGAAGTAATCCAGACATTCTTACATTACCAGCTGGCACTGTTACCCTTGCAGGGACACAAACTTTAACTAATAAAACATTAACATCTCCTAAAATAGGAACTTCTGTTTTAGACACTAACGGAAATGAATTAGCTCTTTTAACAGCAACAAGTTCAGCTGTTAATGAAGTTACATTCGCAAACGCCGCAACAGGCAACAACCCCTCTTTCGCAGCAACAGGTGATGACTCAAATATTGGTATTGATCTTAAAACAAAAGGAACAGGTGTAATTAAAGCTGAAGATAGCGGTGGAAACGTATCTGCAGTTAGAATTGCAGGTAAAGAAACTATTTGGGTTCCTGCGGTGGCTATGTATCCTAATACAACTAATGGAGCAGAAGCTGCTCAAGTAGAATTAGGGAATGGACCTGAACTTAAAGTTTTAGATTTTGACAAAAGTTCAGATGAAAGTGCTCAATTTGCAGTGGCATTTCCAAAATCTTGGAATGCAGGGACAGTAACTTTCCAAGCGTTCTTTACAGCTACTTCAACAGACACAGGAACTGTATCTTGGGATTTAGCAGCAGTTGCTTTAGCGGACAATGGTGATTTAAATACTGCCTTTGGAACAGCAGTTGCACCTACAGCAAAAGCGCACAGTGGTACATCAAATGATTTAGACGTTACAGCAGAAAGTGGAGCGGTTACTATTGCGGGCTCACCTGGTGATGATGAGTACGTTTTCTTCCAAATAACTAGAGATGTGTCAGACGATGATTTAGATGCTGATGCAAGATTACTAGGAATTAAATTATTCTTCACTACAGATTCTGCTAACGATCTATAAGGAGAATAAATGGATAAAATAAAAAAGAATCTAATAGGTGAAAGTCCTAGAAATAAAAAAGATATATCAACTCCAAAAACTAAATCTTTTGGCTATCAAATTTTAGGTTTCGGTTCTGGTGGTGCAGGTGCTACCAACGATTTAGAATACCTAGTCTCAGGAGGAGGCGGTGGTGGTGGCGGCCCATATGGTTCTGGAGGCGGAGGAGCCGGTGGATATAGAATAGGAACATACACTGGAATTGATACAGGATTAACATTTACAGTTACAATAGGAGCCGGAGGCGCAGCTGCGCCTGCAGTACCTCAAACTGGAGGTTCTGGATCGGCTGGAGCAGCATCATCATTGGCAGAACCAGGTTTAGGAACTATAAGTTCTGCTGGAGGTGGTAGAGGAATAGGTTTTAGATCACCATTACAAGGTGGCCCACAGGCTGGTGCTGGTGGAAATGGAGGATCTGGAGCTGGAGGTTCTTCAAGAGGAGGTGCAGGGGGCTCAGGAGATACACCATCAGTTACACCATCACAAGGTAATGATGGAGGAGCTGGAGGAAGTTCACCAGGAGGTCTTGGAGGCGGCGGTGGCGGAGGCGCTGCTGCAGGTGGACAAACAGGTGGAAATGCATCACCTTCAACAGTACAAAAAGGTGGTGATGGTGGCGCTGGCGCGGCTAATACCATAACAGGTTCAACAGTTTATTATTCTGGCGGCGGTGGAGGTGCACCTGAATCATCAGGAGCTGCTGGAGCCGGAGGACAAGGCGGCGGTGGAACTGGTGCCAACGGAGCCTTTAGCCCATCCCCAGGTAATTCTGCCGGAACGGCAGGAACTGCTAACACTGGCGGAGGTGGAGGCGGTGCGGCTTATGACATTTCACCAGGAAACACTAGTGGAGCAGGTGGATCTGGAGTTGTTGTTTTAAGAGTTCCAACAAGTTTTTATCCAGGAACTACATCAGGAAGTCCTACGATTACAACGGATGGTGCTTTTACAGTTATTAAATTTACTGGGAATGGAACTTATCAATCATAATGGCTCATTTTTGCAAATTAAATTCAGATAATATTGTTCAAGACGTTGTAGTTGTATCTAACGATATCGCTACCACTGAACAAGCTGGTGTTGATTTTTTAAATAATCTTTACGGAACAAATGATGTTTGGAAACAAACTTCTTACAATACATACGCAAATGTTCATACACTAGGAGGAACACCTTTTAGAAAAAATTATGGGTCTATAGGTTTTACTTATAATGAAACTATTGATGGATTTGTGGAGCCTAAAATTTACGATAGTTGGACATTAAACGAAACAAAAGGGATATGGGAACCGCCTGTTGCTTACCCTAATGATGGCAACCAATATGATTGGAATGAAAATACTCAAAACTGGGTATTGAAAGAATAGTTTATTTATACTATACTTAAGTCATAAACAAATACAGAATGAATCTATATAATTTTATAAAAGTATATAATACTATACCTAAAAAAGTTTGTGTTAATTTATTAAAAAAATTTAAAAAAGTAAATTATAGAAGACATCAATGGCAAAACAATGGAATTGTTATTGGTTCTAGAAAAGAAGAAGAATTAAAAAATTACGATTTAGAAAAGAAAGAACAAGATATTTTAGTTCCTTTTGTTAAAGAAGCTTTAAATAAATATAGAGACGAAATATATCAAGAGAATCCATTAATTAATTATTCTAATGATAAAAATGATCCTTTTAAAATGGTTGAAAGTGTTTCGCCGTTTAGATTAAATAGATATGATGAACAATCAAATATGGCTGTTCACGTAGATCACATTTACACTATATTTGATGGTCAAGAAAAAGGTATACCCATATTAAGTGTGGTTGGAATATTAAATCAAAATTATGAAGGAGGAGATTTTAAAATTATAGATAAATATCTTAAATTCAAAACAGGAGATATTTTAATTTTTCCATCTAATTTTATGTATCCTCACGAAGTTACTTCTATTACAAAAGGAACTAGATATTCATTTGTTACTTGGGGTTATTAATATGAGAATAAGATATAATGAAAAAAAGAAAGAAAACGTAGACAACGACATATTAACTGGATTATTTCCTACTCCTATCTATCTTTCAAAATTAAAAAGAGAATTTACGAAATCTGAATTACAATTTGTAGAAAAAAATAAAAAGAAACCATATAAAAATGTAGGTAATGTTACCTCATTAGATAGTTATGTTCTTAACAAAAAACCTTTTGCTAAATTAAAAAAAGAAATTGAATCAAAAATAGATATTTATTTCAAAAATATTTTTGATCCTGTTGATGGGATAAAATTCTATATAACTCAATCTTGGTTGAATTACACACAAACAAATCAATTTCATCATAGACATCACCACCCTAACTCCTTTATTTCTGGTGTTTTTTATTTTGACTGTGACGAACAATTTGATCGTATTACTTTTCATAAAGAAGTTTTAGGGATAGAAAAATATTTAATTTTTGAAAGAAAAAATTGGAATCATTTTAATTCTGATCGTTGGCACTTTCCACTAAAAAACAAGGATTTAATTTTGTTCCCATCTCACTTAAATCACGAAGTAGAAAATAAAAAGGGAAATAATTTAAGAATAAGTCTAGCTTTTAATGTTTTTATAAAAGGAAAGATGGGTCAAAAATTTAATTTAACTGAGTTAAAATTAAAATGAAAAGAAAATTAACCACTGAAGAAATAATTAAATATTTTAGTAGTGAAAAAGGATTTGTTTGGGGTATGGACACAGCAATAAAGTCATTAGCGTTATCTCCAAATGTGTCTTATGATTTAGATTGTACAGCTGGGGTTTACACTTTATTAAGGTGGGAGTCACCTCTACCTAAACCTACTTCAGAAGAAATAAAACTAGAATATGAAAGACAAAAAACTATAGCTGAATGTTTAGAAATATTTAAAAATAAAGATGGAAAAAAATAAATTAGAATTATTTAAAACTACTGTTTATGCAAACTATTTAAAATTTGCTAATGATAAACAGTTTAAGAAAAAATTAAATTTAATTTATAAAAAAGAAAAGGGTCGTATTAAAACAAACGTAGGAGGTTATCAATCTAATGACCTACCAAGTCAAGAATCTGTGTTTGCACCTTTTCTAAGTGCTCTTACAAATGAAGTTAATGAGTACTCTAAAGAATATGGATTTGTAGAGGAACTAAGGTTAAATAATTTTTGGTTAAACATAAATAATTACAAAAATTATAATTCTTTACACACTCATCCAGAAAGTTTGTTTTCGGGTGTTTATTATATTGATGTTCCAAAAAAATCTGGTTTAATTATATTTGAGAGATTAGAAAAAACAGTTATGGATTGGGCTTGGACAGATTGTAAATACAATAAATTTAATCCTTTAAACTCTACTTCATACGCACTTAAACCAGAAAATAATTTATTATTAATTTTTCCCTCTTGGCTACCACATAAAGTTGATCCAAATTTAAATCGAAAACAAAAAAGAATATCTATATCTTTTAATTTTTGCAAAAAATGAAAAACAACATAGTTGTTAAAAACAATTTTTTAAAAAAAGAAGAGTTACAAAGCATTAAAAATTTACTACTTTCTGATAATTTTTCTTGGTTTTATTCAAATACACAAGTAAAGGCTAACAAAGACTGCTCTTTCTTCTTTCACTCTTTTTTTCATAACAACAGGGCTAACTCAAATTATTTAGATGTGCTACAACCAATCTTAAATAATTTAAAGCCTATTGCTTTAATTAATATTAGAGCCAACCTAATGGTGAAAAAACCAGACTCAAATTCTAGTTATCATATAGATAGTCCAGGAGCTAAGACAGCTATATTCTATGTAAATACAAACAATGGATGCACTGAATTTAAAGAGAGTAAAAAGAAAATTAAGTCTGTTGAAAACAGAATGTTGATATTTCCTTCAGGATTAACTCACAGAGCTATTGGTCAAACCGATACCGATCGAAGAATCGTCATTAACTTCAATTATTACGACGGCCCTCAAAAGTAAAAGGAGTTGATATCCTAACTATATTCGACTATATTTTTGTCCAAAAACCGGTATAATGATATAATGCTAAGAAAAGTACAATTTCTACCTGGATTCAATAAACAACTTACAGAAACTCAAGCAGAGGGTCAGTGGGTTGACGGTGATAATGTGAGATTTAGATATGGCTCACCAGAAAAAATAGGTGGATGGCAACAATTAGGAACTGATAAATTAACAGGGGCAGCAAGAGCTATGCACCACATCGTTAATAGTAGCGGTGTCAAATATTCTATTATAGGAACTAACAGAATTTTATACGCTTATTCAGGAGGTGTGTTTTATGACATACATCCCATTAAAACAACTACAACTTTAACTAACGCTTTTAGCACTACAAACGGATCAGCCGTTGTCACAATAACTTTTTCTACAGCTCACGGTGCTAATCCTGGAGACATAATCTTATTAGATAATTTTACTACAATTACAAATTCAAATTTTAGTGCATCTGATTTTGATGATAAAAAATTTATGGTTACTAGCACACCAACTAATGACACTTTAACTATAACTATGCCATCTAACGAATCTGGTTCTGGTGCAACTACTTCTGGTGGTATCAGAGTTCAATTATATTTTCCGGTAGGACCTGCAGAACAATTACCAGGATTTGGTTGGGGTCTAGGATCTTGGAGTGGTGAAGCTGCAAATCCTCAAACATCAACTTTAAATGGAGCTTTAGGTGACAACACGGCAGGGACAGGTGGGTCAGGAACGAGCATAACATTAGCAAGCACAACAAACTTTCCAACAACAGGAACAAACTTTATAAAAGTAGGAACAGAAGAAATATCTTACACAGGGGTTTCTGGCAATGACTTAACAGGAATTACAAGAGCAGTCAGAGGGACAACAAGAGCTGCACACTCAGATGGAGCTACTGTAACAAATACATCAGACTTCGTAGCGTGGGGCGAGGCTGCATCAGGAGATTTAGTAATTGACCCAGGACTTTGGTCTATAGATAACTTTGGTAATAAAATTATTGCGCTGATACATAATGCTGAAGTTTTTGAATGGAATGCAGATCTTGCAAATGCTAACGCAACAAGAGCAACAATTATATCCGGAGCTCCAACTGCATCACGAGATATGATTGTATCCACACCTGATCGACACTTAGTATTTTTTGGAACAGAGACAACTATAGGTGATCAGTCTACACAAGATCAAATGTTTATTAGATTCTCTAATCAAGAAGATATTAACACATACACACCTACAGCCACTAATACTGCTGGTACACAAAGACTTGCAGATGGTTCTAGAATTATGGGAGCGGTTAGAGGTAGAGATGCAATCTATGTTTGGACAGATACTGCTTTATTTACACAAAGATTTATTGGTCCACCATTTACTTTTGGTTTTGCGCAAGTAGGAACTAACTGTGGTTTAATAGGACAGAACGCAGCTGTTGAAGTAGATGGCGCTGCATATTGGTTTTCAGAGAATGGTTTCTTTAAATATGCTGGTGCTCTTCAAACACTGCCTTGTTTAGTTGAAGATTTTGTTTACGATGATTTAAATACGACAGCCAATCAATTAATTAATGCTGGATTAAATAATCTGTTTGGTGAAATAAATTGGTTTTATTGCGCTTCAGGATCAACAGTTGTAAATAGAGTTGTCACTTATAACTATCAAGAGTCAACTCCTCAAAGACCAATATGGACAACTGGCACGCTAGATAGAACAACGTGGCAAGACTCTGCTGTATTTGGTAAACCACACGGCACAGACTATGACGCTAGTTCAAATAATTCTTATGATGTTGTTGGTAACACAGATGGTTGCACAATATACTATGAACACGAAACAGGAACTGATCAAGTTACTTCAACAGCTACAACAGCCGTAACTTCAAATATACAGTCTGGAGACTTTGACATAAGTCAAGGTGGTGACGGTGAGTTCTTTGCAAAGATTAGAAGATTCATACCTGACTTTTTATCGCAAACAGGTAATACACAGATTACATTAAATTTAAGAAACTTTCCAAACAATACTGAAGCGAGTTCAGCTCTTGGTCCTTTTACAATATCGTCATCAACAGAAAAAGTTGATACGAGAGCTAGAGCAAGAGCGGTATCTTTAAAAGTTGCAAATACTGCTGCAGCTCAGAGTTGGAAACTTGGTGGATTTAGGTTAGATATACAACCAGACGGAAGAAGATAATGGCAAAGATAGTACAAGTATTAACAAGACCCTCACCTACATACAGGCAAGATGTTGCTGACGCACAGGTTAGAGATCTTGATGCAATAGTGCAAAAATTAAATACAACGTTTCAACAAGAATTAAAGGATGAAGTTGACGCTCAAAACTTCTTTTTAAATTAATGGCTAATAGTTTCGTAAACGCAAAAGTAGATTTAACCACAACAGATTTAACAACTCTGTATACAACACCATCAGCTAACGTTTCTTTGGTTAAATCTATCTTAGTATCTAATGACTCTGGTTCTAGTTGTAATATTGATGTTACATTAGTGGATGCTTCATCTAACATATTTAGTTTGTTTAAAACCAAAGCTATAGATACTAACACAACAACCGAACTTTTAACTCAACCCCTTGTAGTACAAGAGAGTGAGATTCTAAAAGTACAAGCTTCTGATGCAAATGAATTGCACGTGGTAGCTTCTATATTACAAATCCAACCAAGAGAGGTAGTTACATAATGAAAGAATTAAAACCAGAGAAAATAATAGAGATAATTACTAATAAAAAGACTGGTGAAAAGTATGAAAATGAGGAGGCTTGGAAAACAAAAGGTGTCTCCCCGGAGGATATTAGGAGAGATGTTACGGTGGTTATGCCAAGTCTTGATTTATTTCCAAAAACCAAGTAGATTGGAGTTTACAGGATTTAAAACCTGCCTATAACAATTTAGCTAAATTATGACAATATCAAGAGGACAGATGAAAAGACAATTACGAATGAGTGGTGGTATTATGGATATCGTCCCTAGAGAACCAGCTATATTAGGTGGTATTAAAAAAGCCGTTAAGAAAACTGTTAAAAAAGTAACAGGTGGTATTAAAGATATAGTTTCATCAGATTTTGGTAAAGCTGCTTTATTAGCTGCAGCCACATATAAATTAGGAGGTGGTCAATTTGGAAAATTATTTTCGGGAGGACCTACGGGATTTGAATTTTCTAATTTACCGGGAGCTAGTTTATTTACTGGTGGAGGAACTAAGGCCGCAGCAGACTTAACTATGGCTGATCTTGTAACTTCAGATGTAAATAAAGGATTAGCAACACCTTTTCTCAAAACTAAATTAGGTAAGATTGCCACATTAGGCGCGGTATCTACTTTTTTAACAAAGACACTTGGTATGTCAGAAGCACAAGCTCAAGAAGAATTAGCTAGAGATCCATCAAAATATTTAGAACAGTATTATAGAAATTTAAATCCACCAACTGCAGATACTAATTCAGAACAATACGAAAAAGAAGTAGCAGCCTTTGTTGCAGCCAACACATCAGAATACGCTGTGGGCGGTAGAGTAGGTTTTGCTGAAGGTCCAGTATTACCACCAGATACAACACAACCTGTAAATCCTTTTGGACCAAAACCAGGAGACTTTGGAATTGATGAAGATATCCCAATAAAACAAATGGCGTCTAATATGGAGAATGATAAAATATTAGAAGCTCTGTTTGAAAAATATTTAGATATGGGTTTATCACCAAAAGAAGCAGAAAAAGCAGCTCGTGATGAATTTGATAGAATGAGTAAAAAAAGAATGGAGCCAACTATAAGAGGTGTAGCAGCTCTAGGTGGTAAGATGGATACAGCTAGCGATAACGCTATGCAAGCAGCGGGTGTCGAGGGGCTACCTATAAGAAAAAATCCAAAGGGTATTAAGGAGCTAGATCTTAGAAAAACTGGTGGATTTATCCCACCTGTTGGTATAAAAGAAAAAGCAGATGATATCCCAGCGATGTTATCAAATAATGAGTTTGTATTTACAGCAGATGCTGTAAGAGGTGCAGGTGACGGAAACGTTGAGTTAGGAGCACAAAGAATGTACGACACTATGAAAAGATTAGAAGCAGGAGGAAAAGCATAATGGCTGAAGTAGTAAGAACAGCACCAGCAGAGTTTATAGAAGCGGGTGCAAAAACATTTTTAGACGACCTAACAAAAGCGATAGGCACATTTAAAACCACAGATCTTTCTACTATTATGGGTCCACAGTTTGTTGCTGGACCTGGTGCATTAACAACACAAGCAGAACAACTAGCTACTGGACTTGGTGGCTTTCAACCTTTCTTAACACAAGCACAACAGTTAACAGGTCCTACAGCTTTCCAAGCCTATATGTCTCCCTTTCAACAAGATGTTATTGATACTACGTTGGCAGAATTTGACAGACAGACACAAGCAGGCTTACCATCATTAGCAGCACAAGCGATTGGTGCTGGTGCTTTTGGCGGTGGTAGAGAGGGTGTACAAAGAGCAGAATTTTTATCTAATCAAGCTAGAAACAGAGCAGCGTTACAAGCTCAACTATTAAGTCAAGGATTTACACAAGCACAAAATTTAGCTGCTGCAGATTTTGGAAGAAATCTTCAATTAGCACAACAAACACCTGCATTACTAGGTCAACAGATTTCAGCA